ATATAACTTATCAATACAATGAAATTCATCTACATTATTTAACTGTATAAAAGCATATTGTCTGAAATGGTTTGTCTTATGAATGACTTGAGATTCAGCTCTTTCAAGGCTGTTAATTTGTGCTACAAATAGAGATAGCCCAACTAGCAAGCACCTTCCGAGCCTATCCCTACGGGGCTCGGCTTTTCGCCTTGAGGGCGAATGCGATCTAGAGCGTATCATATGCCACCAAATACCCTAACAAAACCGCAGGTCAGACGGCATGTCGTAATGCGTAAGTCATCTGTGTCATTCCATGTTTGATCGTATCCTGCCTCACTCATTTCTTTTTGCCAATGCCTCAGCCATGCCATTACTACCTGGAAATAAATCATCTAACTGATCTCCTTCTTGATAGTTTAATAAGTCCAATATCCATAAATTGAATTGTAAAGGTTTAGCGCCAGTTAATCCCTTTTTCATAGCAATAGAGCAGCTGAGCCAATCTCTTACCATAGGCTTTCTTTTATAGACTGTGCGCCCACCATAAAGCAAAACAGCTTCCCAAGCATATTGATTAGTCACTGGCCTAATTTGATGGAATGTTTTAGTCCATGCACAAATGCGAATATCATCATATTTGATCATCCATGATAAATCGGCAGGATTACATGATAATGCCCATCCATCAGGATATTCAGTCATTAACTTATCAATAAGATCCCAATGCGCTTGTTTACCATCCCAGACTTCAGCCTCATCGTGCAACTTGCCATAATGCTTTTTACCTTGCTTAAAATATGGTGGATCAGCATAAGCAAATTTCATTTAGTTTTACCAGCCCATCCTTCACCCTTAAATGAGATGCCCGGAGCTGAATAAACTCTTGCCATAGCAGTCTTACATCTAGGACAATTCATACCCCCATCATCCTCTTTGTAAGTCCTATGGATTGATCCAAATGTGCCGCATTCTTTGCAGCTGTATTCATAAGTTGGCACTACTTTGCTCCAATCAAATTACATGTATGACATGGCATTTCCTTAAACTGCCAAGATCCACATTTATCGCATCTACTTATGTCAGAGTCAGGAACAGTCAAAGCCTCAGCTATATTCTTGACTCCAACACATCCACAATCCATGCACTGATAAACCTTAAATCCATCAGGCATATCGATTGCATCAAGCCACAAAAACTCTGTGGCTCTTTTGCAGCCATTACACTTAAAGCTAGTTGGGCTTGTCATAGTTAATCAGTTCGTGGCATTTAAAACATGTGCCATCCTTAAAGACTCGGTCATCATCGCAAACCTCGCATTTGATAACAGATTGCTCTAGGTGCACGCCATTATCATCCATGACTACTTGAATGCCTTTACCATTAATAAACGCTATGTATCCCATTACTCCATCCCTTCAAAGAACCAATGGCCATTAGCAGTCATCTTTGCCCATTTAGCATGTTCGGTCACTTTACCCTTGCAAACATAACCATAATAAGGCTTACCTGTTTTAGAGATACCTTGTTTAAGAATATGACCATGCTCGCAGGCAGGTGGCTCTTTAGGTGTTGAACTGCCTATTGCATCAACTGCTTCAGCAACCGACCAAGCCTGTGGATCATCTTGTTTATTCTCAACTGCAAATGAAGCTCTTAAAGCATCCTCAACAGCTGCAGATTTAGTGCCGGGCGCTCCGTAACGCCTTTCCTGTAATTTCTTTTCGTATTCATTTGGCTGATTATTATTTACCTTAGCCATTTCCTCTCTTGAAGCGCGTTTGCCTTTAGCTGCGAAACCAGCATTTGCGAGCGCACGACCGATCGCTGAAGTTTCACAATTCTCCAATGCAGAAGTTGAATTAACACCCTTCTCCGTAATGACTTCAAAAGCAAGTCCAGTTGAGCAAGGCTTAATATCTGCCTCAGTCTTGAATATCTTGGCGAATACAACGAACCGCTTTTCAGTCGCTTCAATGAGTTCAGTTTCGATACGATTATCAGGGTATTTCTCATGCCATTTTTCCAATCTTGATTCAACTGTTTCATAATTATCTAAGTTAAACATTATTCCTTCCATTCAAAGTCTTGATCTTGGACTGCTTCGAGAACTGTCCTATAGATAGCACCATAGGCGACAAAGTCTTTAACTGAGTCGTAGTGATCTGGAGTTTCAGTAAGCCTAGAAACCTTGACCAACGCCATACATAAAGCAGCTTGGTGTGGTGTGATTGGGTAATCAAGATATGCACTCCACAATCCTGCGATTCTTTTGTGATTGTAGTATGGGTGTCCATAGACACTTCCACGCTCTTGGATTGTAGTAATGACCTCATTTAACAAATCCTCAGTTTTTGTCATAATCAAAAACCTGATCTAACTTCATTTTTCTTACACGCTCTTGGTGTTCCAAACTAGCGCGCCACCCATCCTGACGGCCTGACCAATACCCGTTTTCGTAGTGTTCATTATTTGTGTGCTTTATTGTCCACCATGCAACTGCCATACTTCCAGCAATTAATAACCACATGCCTAGTATTTCCATTATTGCTCCCGTTCCGCAAAACATTTGTTTGCGTTGGGATTAGTATGACTGGATTTACCGACAGCGCAATAACTTCTTAGCGCGTGTTTTATAACGATTAGATAACGCCAATATCCTCAAAGTCGTCGATATGGTCATCAATCGTCCTATCCCGATAATCGGTTTCACGCCCCATAACTCTTTCCTAAAGCTGTAAATGAGCCATCTTTGTTAATCGGAATAAGGGTTGGAGTCATGTTTTTGCCATTCCATTCGAGGATAGCGATACCCATCTGCCAATTGGCTAAGCCCTTTGTATAGGACGCTTTTGCCTTATTCATAAGGTTGCCTACCTCAATGCCATATAACGGCCTGTAATGGCCTCCTAAGCCCTCAGAAAAGGCTGACATACCTAACTTATGGGTATGGCCACAAACTACGCTCTTACCTGCCTTTCTGGCCAGATTTAGGGCAGTTATGCCGGCATTAGGATTTGAGTTACCTTCATCGCCATGAGCCAAGATCCAGCCCTTTTCAAACTCGTAGAATGATTTATGAAAGGTTATGCCTAACGAATCAAAATCCATGAACTTGGAGTATTGCAGCTCTGGCAAACTAATCAAGCCAGGCACTTTTAGTAATGTGTTATAAAGTCTATCTGTGTGATTTGATCTAACAATATGAGCTTCTTTTGCATTCTCAGTTAATGCCCAAAGAATATCTTGGGTTGCCTTGCGATCATCATCAAGAGTTTGTTGATAAGCCAAAGGTGTTTTCTCAGCCCAACGGCTAATTGTTTGGAAATCAATTTCATCACCAACGCAAAGGACAGAATCAAACTTTTCCTTGCGTGCTAACTTAATGACATTTTTTACAGCTGTTTCATGGTGGTATGGAATTTGTAAATCTGAAATTACCAAGTATCGCTTAATCGTCATCCTCATCTGGAGTTGGAATAGTTGGGATAATTCCTTTATCGCCTACGATCCAGTCAGGCATAGACTCAGGATTATCCATTAGATAAAGCGCACATGACTCATTAAATCCAGCTTTGCGTGCAGCCTTAAACATTTCATGTTTGGCAATATAAAAAACCTCTAATTTACTTAAAGGCTCAGGAGTGTGGCGAACTACTCTCCGGTTTACTTTTTTTCGTTTAGTGTGTTTCCGTGTGTTCGCCATGATTAAATTATGACTTGCTAATTATTGTAAATAGATCATCGACACGCTTTTCAAGTCGATTTAATTGATCCTTCATAGAACTGCCACCATTAGGCTTAAGTTCGCTTAGGAAACTTTTAATAACCCATCTTAGAGCCAGCAATAAAGCGCTTGCGATACTTATAACGCCAACGCCAAATGCGACTAATTCGTTCGGTGTCATTTTTCGCTAAGGCCATAATCTGCTTCACTCCCGGATTTTGGATCTAATGCCTTTGCAATAGGCGCAACAACAGCACCAAGTAATGTTGCATAGGCTGGATGAATGTCAGCCACGATTGCTAAAGCAACTGTAATTCCACTAGCTGCGACAGCTCTCAAATATGACTTAATTGCTGCTTTGTGTTTTTTAGTTAGTTTCATTAATTGCCTTTCAGTAGTGGGATGTTGAACTTCTCGCCATTTTGATTTGGTTTGAAAGAAATATGAATATGCTTATGATGTGGATTAATGCCACGATACTTAACCCAACGCCATAGCGACTTA